ACCACCTGTGCCGCCCATTATTATAACTGTATAATTTGTATCAGCGGTTAGAAAGTCAAAGAGCTGTATTGTTATAGCTTTCGTTCCAATAATATAATCAATACTACATTCTATAGAAGCGTGGGTTGCTGTATTCAATAAAAATACAGTATATTCAGTAATCGAAGAATATTCAAGGGCAACGTCAAAATCAACACGTATAAATACGTTTCTCACCACATCTGTAGCAAAATTATCTGGCGATTGACTTATTATTGCCATTTATAGCTCCGTAAGATCTACTTTAGATCTATTATATCAACTTTATCTTCTTCAATCTTTCCTACCTCTGATATACCACTAGCTGCTTTCATTTCTTCAATTATTTTATTTAAAACGTCAGCTCTTGGTTGTGAGGCAGGGTTCTTACCCATTTCCTCTAACTCTTTTAATCTACTAAGAGTTTTATAATTTTTGATAATTGTTACATTCTTTATAACTTCGGCTTGAGAATTTCTATTTAATAATGCTACTAAAGGAGTATCTGCATCAGCTACCGGTTTATGAGAAACCTCAACTACCGGAGTCATTTTCCAATTAGCCCCTATTTTATGTCCGCCCATCTCTTCTGTTATATCTTTTTTTCCATTAAATACTCTAAGCACACCCTTTGTAATATTTCTTTTTATAACATTTAATTCCATGGTCTCGGTTACTTCAACTCTATCAACTTGTCCATCCATAAAACCTAATGTTATTTTATTTGTCGGATCAACGAACATTCCTGACATTTTAGGATCTAAGACAATATCAGAACCTATGAGTTTAGACTTAGGTTTTACATTCTCATTTTTAGAAGTTTCCTCTCCAAGTTTAGCTTTATTTTCGTCCTCGGCTTTGGGAGTTTCCTTTTCAGGTTGAGTCTTCTCCTTATCTTCCGATTTAGAAGTTACATCTCCAAGTTGAACTTTATCTTCCTGTTTAGGGGTTTCCTTTTCGGGTTTAACTTTCTCTTTAGCTTCCTGTTTAGGAATTCCTTTTCCAGGTTGAACCTTTTCTTTACTTTCCTGTGCTTTTACTTTGGCCATAAAGCCTCCTTTTTAAGATGAACTAATAAAGGGCTGGACTAGATCTTTTTATCGGCCCAATCCAGCCCCTTTTACATCATTTCTACAATACTATTACAGCGTTGCAGGTATTGCAGCAAGTGTTGCATTGTTAGCATTTTCGAATACATAATTGTAATCAACAACTACGTTACGAGCTACACAAATACCCTTACCCTGATCAAACACGTTCATACCATATCTTTCATAAATATGAACAGTGTGTACGTCATTAGCAAACACGTCAGCTTCCTCAGTTGTTGGCTCTTCTCTTTGTACAAGAATTCCACATCTCTGTGAGTCAGCCATAACTATGTCAGTAATAGGCTTAAGTCCGTCTCTTTCTGTGAAAGGCGCAAGATGCGTTACAATCACTTTCAGAGGTGTAGGCAAATAAGAAGGCGGAATATTAAGCGTAGACTGAACCGGTGTCATCGTCTGTAATACAGAAGAAGAACCGTCGCCATTTCCTGTTGCCTTACTATATTGTCCAAGACCACCCATAGGATCTGTCCAACCCGCAGCAGGAGACCCGATAGGCATTCTCCTTGTAGCAAGCACTGCACCCTTAAGAACTATCTCTCTAAGCTGGGGATCGACTGAAAAAGTCTTCCAAGCAAGAGGTGACATTATAAGAGTATCAGGCGTAAAACCTCGCAATGCAAGATATGCCCACATATCAAATATGTCATTAAGAGTCATGGTACCATTAGCTGCACCGGCAATGTTCCTACCTGTACAAATTCCAAGTTCGGAAGCTGTAGGGTCTGAATTGTCAAATACAGTAATACCCATTTCATCTATAAGTCTTATAGCTAATGCTTCTTTAAGTCTGGCAAGAGCAGCACCGGCCGCACCAAGCCAAAGTTTAATGACATCAAACTGATTGTCATTTATAACTTCTTTCGCTATATGAATAGCGCAACCATACTTAGATACTGTAATCTGGGTAGTTGACCCGATCGCATCCATTGCAAGAACTGAAGTTGGGTAATCTCCACCTTGTGGAATCTTCCCAGCTGTAATCGCACTAATAGCGCCGATTTCTATCATTTGCCCAGTTGGCAAATTAACTTTAGAAAATAGATTATCAAGAATCAAGAGAGACGGATTGATCGCGTCCATTATGATCTTTTTAATAACCTTCGGTATAAACGGTGCAACATCCTGACTTGTTACAATATCCTGAATCGTCAAGTGTTTTTCTGTCTGTGCTTCCGAGTCGTATACAGTGCCGTTGTTATTCATGCACTGATATACACGTTCAAATTTCTGTCTATCTGTAAGTTCCATATTATGCCTCCATTTTAGAGTTTATTTTTATTATTCTACCTTATATCCCAAGACTAATTCTTGCATATCCGAACGCACCGTCTCTAACATAGTTTTTGATACTTGTAGCAGTTGCTGTAAGACCAACTGCAGTCAAAACAGTATACGCAAACATATATAGATCCGTAGGAATACCACCCGTGTTTACACCCAAAAGCCCTGTTGTTCCAGGATAGTTCTGAATGGTAGCACTAAGTTCCTTAGGAAAACGACAATCAAGAGTTTGCAATTTACCAACAGTTTGAACCGTCGGTGCAGAACCAACTGCAGTTCCCTCAACAACGAATTTTCCGTAAAGATCTGACTTCAAAAGAGCTCCTGATGCAATAGAAGAGAATGCAAGAAATGCCCATTCTTTCCAAACAGAAGCATATCCACTTCCACTATCTGCTATATTGGAATCACTACCGAAATCAGTAATTATCGAAGTATCCACAAATGGTAGATCAAATCTTCCACCAACAACTGTAGAATATGCATCATGTGTCTGATAATTAAGATTTTTTCCCCTACTATCTTGGAAAATATCTTCCATAACAATTCCTAAAGGTAAATTACCCCCTATGGACAAATCTTCATCCGAAGATGTACTCCAACTATCTAAGTCATCATCTAGTGTACTATAAGGAATTGCGCTTATAGACCCACCATTTGCAGGAACAAGTAGTGCTGTGATCGATTCTTCATATCCAAAATATGAATCATCGATAGGCGCTGTAATCCATCCAGTATCAATCTGATCCTCATACACGGGTACTGTACCAGAAGATGCAGGTACCGGTATACCAGACATTATTGACGTCTGATTTGTTACTAGCGAAACGATAGTACCTTTAGGTATAACAATGCCCTCTAGACCACCATTCGTCAACTCATCGCAATGTGACATAACTGGTAAATACTTATAAGGATATGCAGCTACCCCCGAGTATTTAGGATCGGTCAAGATTATTTTAATCATGGCCAAATTTTTCTGACTAAGAACATCACTTGAAATTGCTTTTGACGGAATACGTCTTACTGTGTCGTTAAAATTAAATGTTTTAGAACCCATATTATTCCTCCCTTTTTACTTTTATTTATTTCTTCTTTGTGCCGAACAAAATATCTCCGGCCGTTCTATTTACAACTTTTGTTTCTGGTTTTGTCTTTGTTTTATCTTCCTTGTCAGTTATCGTAGGATCTGTAACTTTATTTAAATCTTTCTTTATGATTACAAAATCCTTATTGATATCAGCAATAGTATTAACCAATGAATCTGTTGTTTGTTTAACCAGATCTTCGACCATATCATCGTAAACCTCTTTCCGAGCTGTAACATCAGACGCATCATTTAACTTCGAAATAGTATCTTTACCAGCAATTATTGAAAGATCAATAACTTTTTCCGCTAAGTTCCTCCTGTTATCCTGATTAAGTTGCTCGATTTGTTTATTAGCATCTACTATCTGAGCATCTTTTTGCTGTAAATCTATTTTATTTTGTGCAAGTTTTGTAACATCAAAATCTACAGATGGTGGAATATTACGCAAAGCTGTATACGCCTTATAAATACCAGAAATAATAGCTTCACTTTTTGACTTTACTATACTTAAATCCTTGTTCATTTTTTTCATTTGTTTCATCAAAGCGCTACGTCTATGAGCTGTTAAATCGAAATCGTTAGAAAAAATTTCTTCGAGTGTATTAATAATATCCATCAAACCCGAAGCGCTATCCTTATTTTCTACAAGCTCACATGCTGAACCGATAGTTAAATCAGCCTTTTTTAAAACTTCAAAAAACTTCTTAATATCATCTACAGAGGTTTTATTATCTGAAAGAATTGTCGTTATAGTTTTAGCCTCAGCTACAATCGATTCGTCTTTATTTTCTTCTTTAGTTTCCTCTTTATTCTCTCCCTTAGGTTTACCATCTTTATCATCATCAGTTTTAGACTTATCTTCTTCTTTAACACCCTTATCTTTTTCTTCTTGACTTTGCTCTCCGTCAGTAATAACCTCCTTTATATCGGTTAAGTTGAAATTAGTGTTAGCCGAATCTGCGATCGCTGTCTCTATAAACTTAAGTCCCACAACAGTCGCCGCATGTTCTGGAGTAGTATCAGCTGGCATATTTACAAAGGAATATTCCTTATACTCCATTTCTCCTATAATCCAATAACAAAGCTTCTCTTCGTATTTCCTTCCCTTTATATGATTACATTCCTCATTATCTACAGTTAGCCCACATATACTACAAATTGGTTTATTTTTAGGAGCTCCCCCGCTAGACACGGTAAAATATCTACCATCAAGTATATAATCTATAGCTTTTTCATCTGTTATTATAGACTTAACTCTAATCTTACTCTTAGGAGTTGTGATATCTTCCTTATCATTCACATTACTTAAAGGTATATAAACAGCCGAGTAAGATCTACCAACCGGCGTATCCCCAGCAGAATGCTGTGCAAGCACAGGCTTTTTAAATGGAACAAAAAAGGAACTAACACCCTTAGCTTGTCCTTCCGAGGTATAAAAATATCCGTTTTTATTTACGTACCCCCCGTGTGTAACATCTACTTCAATTTCTAAAACCTGTTTAGCAAGAGAGTCCTTTATTGTCGTGAACTCTTGCTTAAGAGTTGTAGTATCAGGCATTTTATACACTATACTATCGGTACACAAATCCCCGTCCTTAAAAATATCTTTAGCCATAACTTTGCCTCCTTAATTTATTACAAATTCTATTTTAAAACCACAATATACACTATCGCATATCCTTCTCTTATATAGTAGTGTGTTTTTCCATAAAGTGCCTAATTTTATAATCTAATTTTGATCTAATTTAATGTAACATTCACAATTAGCGCTATAAGGCGGCACGTTCGCAAAATCTATAATATTTATTTTTTCTATTTCACAATCCCCATTTTCGCATTTTACTATTTCGATTTGTTTCTGCCCTTTAATTCTTAAAGCTGTACAAACAGCTAAATTAAAAGCTTTCTTAACAAACCAGTCGGATATAAAATCTATAACATATCTATGACTATCGAAAATATTCACTATACCAGACCCATCTTGAGCGACATCGTTTACTTTAACCGATATAGTACGGAAAAATTCACACACCGCTTTAGCGTGTAATTTATGTATAAGTTTTAAATCCAAATCTAAAACCACATTATTGTTAGAATCGCCATCTAAATTAAGCTTTGAAAATCCACTTTTATACGCCGATATTATAGATTCACTCCCTTTTTCTAAAACTATATCTCTGGAAACGTTTAAAGCGGCATCACTTGAACTAAAGTTTTTTTCAGCTACTGAGTCCATAATATCACTCAATGCCGCACTATATTGATTATTAAACATACTTTTGTAAATTTCGATTTCAGATAGGCTACCGTAAACGGAATCGGTAATTTTTTTCATATGATCGTCCCCCTTGGTTCTTTGTGTAGCGCCTATCTTCTTCGTACCATACTGGTTCTCGGGAACTACTACCGAAGCTCCAGCTTTTGCTGTTTTACTAGCAGCGGTAGCCGCTGTCTTATTTTTACCGTAAGTAGCTATCCAAGGTTCATCCCCGGAAATCATTAATGTTCTAGGTTTTGTTATTAATTCAAAATAAGTTTTCACTCTCTGCAAATCTGTAAATGGTTTTCTTCCTATATCTTTTCTTGCCTCGTCCTCGTCAATTAAACCGCCTTGATATAACTGCATTGTATGAAATTCCTTTCTAACTTTAGCATCAGCATCGATTTCGGGAATAAAAATCTCAACTTTATTTTTTTCATCAAAAAAGTCAAACCCACCCTCTAAAAGTAATTCACTTATCATAAATTCTTCAATTGCAACTTGAAGAACATTTTTAAATCGAGTTGCAGTTTCGATTCCGGAACGACCTAACACATCAGCTGTTGCTCTGCTAGCGTCAGATCCTTCTCCTAGATTAATTCTAGACTGACCAAGACCGGTTAAAATTCTAGCTTTAAAATACTCCAAATAATTTTCAACTTGTAAAGCTTCCTTTTGAACACCCACGGCGGTAATCTTGTGACGCTCCGATGTTATAAGCATACCTTGTGTCATCATAGATTCAACTTGAGATTGAACTGACGTTATTTCATCCGTTTCACATGGTTGATTTTCGGTTCCTATTGCATAATGATACAAGGGGATCGTATGTTGAAATACTAAAATTTCAACATTTTCCTCCATACGCCTTAAAGCTCTTATATCATCTAAAACAGTTTTAGCTACCGGTTTACCGTAAAATCCTAGAGAATCTTTATTCATATTAACGTGAATGACGTCTTCTACAGGAAAGAACATTTCGTACGAAGTTCCGCTTCTATCGTCGACATACTCGTAACCTAACACTTTTCTTACGCCAAGATCTTTATCAATTCTAACGCTTATGGCAGTACAGTCTAATATAAAATAACCAGCTATCGGTTGTACGTTTTTACCAAATAATTTATGAGCTTTACCACTACTGGATTTTGGGTTTCTAACTTTTAAAATAAACACATTATAATACGTAACTAATTGATCTGTGATTTCTTCGAATAAAGTTCGGGTAGGTTTTTCTGTAACAAATGCTATTTCTTTAAAACGTCTTTGTATATATTTTGCAACAGTATCGTTCTGACTTACAAATTCAAAACCATTTTTCCATATCATTTCTATATATCTATCAACAGCTCTACGTAAGTAAGGTTCTACCGATTTCGCATTTGCAATCGTTATAAAATTTTCATCAGGATCTAAAAGATCGTAATTTCTACCTTGAGTGAGTTTCTTTAACGCTTCATACACTCGTGCGGTAAGAATCTTAACATTTGATTTAGGAACAACCGCATCTTTAACAACGTTTAATGATAAAGAATTTACCACGTAAGGTTCACGTACTTTACTTTTTTTTCCAAATGGGTTTGAAAAAAAATCTAAAAATTTAGACATATTTATCCCTCTTTATCAACGCGTCTTTTATAACTTCCAGTTCAGCATCAGTTAAAGATTTATCGCAAGCACAATCACCTTCTTTCTCCAAAACATCGTTTGCCTGGGTCTCAGATAAGCCAACATAGTTTGTTAAAAGTATCTTCATACTTTTGGTATCTATCTTGGCGGTATCCTGTGTAGATATATTATCCATTAGGTCAAGTACGATATCATCTGAAATTTGAGTTTCTTTTTTAATATCATTATATGTATCGACTTTCCCTCCTTTATATATAGTAGTGCTTTTTGGCGAATATTGTACGTTTTCACCATCAACTATTTCACTCCTATCTTCATAATGTAGCCTTGTTCGAATAAATTGTTTAGCGTCTTTTTTACCCTCTCCCTCTTGTAAATCCAAACAATATTTATATACTTTCATAAATTTAATTACAGAATCTATTAAATTAATACATTTGTCTAAGAATAATACCTTAGCCGAAAGTTGGGCGGCTTTCTTAGCTTTTATATTAGATAAGTGTATCTTTTCAAAAAATCCTAAAAATAGAGCATGGAACTCTCCTAGAAGATATTTTAACGCATCACTAATTGTATCAACTAAAGCGTTCCACGGAAGACAATCTGTCTCCTCATCTCTCTTTAAAGCATCTAAAGATAGAAAATTCATTTGACCTTGTAAAGCGACAGCCAAAGCCCGTAACAATGTACCTAAAACAGTATTGATCAAATCTACAATAAGATTCACTAAATTAGTAACTTCAATGTTTAAATCAAAAGTAAGATAATTTCGCCACATCATTAAAACGCTTCTCATCCCCAAGAGAAGTTCTTTACCACCAGTTAAATTCAAACCTATTTGACCTATTTTTAAAATATTATTTAAAATACAACAAAGAGTTTCCGTAGACCAAATAAAATCGATTAAAGTTTTTTTAGCTTCCTTAATCCAATAATCTTTTGTCTCCTTTAGTATAGCTACTGTACCTTTATCACCCCCTAATATTAACGCCGGGTCAACACCTTTATTTTTTAAATAAGGTTCTGAATTATCGCTATTATAAGTTTTTCCAGAACCCGAAATGTACCCGTCTTTTATAGCAACTCCAGATATTTCATTTGTAGCCTTTACCTGATCTTTTATAACATTGTTAGTTTTCTGCATTTTCAAACGTGTATTAGTTTTTGTATCATCAATAACAGTATCCAATTGGTTATTAAAATTACTTATATGGTTAACACATTCTCGGTGAATCCCACCTATAGAGTTTAACGGTTTCAACCCTGAAAACTTTTTATCATAATCTGCAAACGCCTCTTTTTTTAACTGTTCTTCGTCTTTAGTTTTTTTACCTCTTAATTCTTCAATCCAATTTTCTATTTGATTTGGAATAGCTCTAGCGCCTGGTACATATTTTAACGGTGTTAATATAACCAGTAACATTTCCAAAACCCAAATCAAAATTTGATTAACAACTTCTTTAAGCATATCTGTCTGCATATTATTAAACGCCTTTTCCTGATGACTAGCGATATCAGATGTAGACATATTGCCAAAGTCTGTAGGGACAATATTATTCGACATAGCTGTGTTAAATCTACTTTCAGCGTCCTGCTTTCTTTTTATATCATCGTATGTAATTATACTGGTCGTATCTTTTTTTCCACAATAAGGACATACTTGTGCTGCTCTAAAAAGAGGAAACTTTTTAGCATCATATGGAACTGCTATATCTTTTAACCCATCGTCTAATTCCTCATTTATACTATTAAGATCATCGTTAATATCTGAATATAAATCTATATACTCATCGATAAGTTTTTTTTGTTCATCCGTATAAGTATCTCTAACGGCCGCATCTTTTGAATCAGGGGCAACTTTCTTACTTTTATCCGCAACAATATTAACGTCTCCTTTAATATCTTTCGATGTCCATTTAATATCCGGTTTAAAAAACGCCATTAGAATGTACTCCTACGCGGCATAGATCCCCGCGAAATGTTTACTTTATTAGACGAATCCTTAGCTTTAACAAACCCCATACTTTGAGCTATTTTAGAAATCCTTTCGTCTGGTTTAGACTTAAAATTTGGAGCATTTCTAGATAACATCCGTCTAAATTTAAGTATATTGTCGTCTTGTACAGCTACATTTCGAGACTCTACTTTAGGAATCATAAAATCCAAAACGCTCGCAATATTAACAACGTTAGATCTAATTACAATATTCTCGTATTCAACAGTAAATCCACATAAAGCTAACATCATCGCATTCAACGAATGGTCATTATTTTTACCGTCGTATACAGGATTTCCAGTAGAGGATATTTTAGTTACACTAAATTGTCGCATTTGTCCTACTATCCCGGTATCCGTATCTTCACTTTCAGGTATAAAAACTTGACGACCTTCAACCGCTAACTGGGTATTAGATACCAAAAACGGTTTTGCGGGTTTATCCGTCATCAGGTTAGTTACTGGATCTTTAATTTGAATCTTCCCACCATAATCTATAGGTTTTATAATCTTATGTAAATTTGTACTAGGATTTTTCATTCCGTAACTTTTAATTAATTCTATTTGTGTGTTGTGTAGAACTATACCATTACCACAAAAACTTTGTGTAGACTCTACCGATATATCAACAAGACCTTTCATTTTACTTATTTTTTCAAATTTCCGTATTCCTACTAAAAAATAATGTTCTGTTTCAATAAAATTAGTTCTTTGAACTCCTCCATTTTGTATAAGCGATAGTCCGGTAAAAACCGAAAATTTACTTAATACCGAATCATTTCCTTGGATAGCCAACTTAGCTTGTTCCTTGTGTTTAACATTTCTTTTTTTAACATTATAAATACATCCCAAAATTCCATTATCAATTAATACTTGTCGTATCTGATATATCAGAGAAAAACTTGCAAGACTTATTTCATACCCATGTTTATTTATATGTCCATCACCATGAAATATACATCGTATAAGTAAACCTATATTCTTAGCTCTTTCCATAAATAAAGGATGTATAGCTTTATTTTGAGAATATTTTCCTCCCAATAATTCCATTAAAGTTGATACAATTTTACCATGAACAACTACTTGGATTATATCACTTTCGTATACGACTACCTGTCGACCAAACAAGTTTTTTAATGATAAAATAAGTTCGTCTATTTCATCAATATGATTTCCTACTTTTTGAGATATTTCAAAACTAGACGCATTACAATTTCCTTCAGAAAGATACCAACCGTATACTCGTTGAAAATCTGAAGAAAGTAAATCAATATATCTAGGAAATTTAATAAATTCAGGTTCTATAAAATATTTTTTATACTCATTATAAATCATTTTCTCGAATTTTGTAAATTCCTTTCTATCTCTTATTTTTTTTCTAATTCTACTGATAGTTGGTACGCTAGTTTTACAAATGTTAGCTAATTCTAATACACTATTGTAGTTATGATCTTTTACTATATATGAAGATTCTAACCATATACTCTCGGTATCACACTTTAACCCCGACAATTTTGGTAATAATAAAGAGAATAGGTCAATAATACACTTCTTGCCCTCTTCGAACGCATTTATATTTTTAGTTTTAGCAATAGCAACTAGATCTTTTACTTTATTTATTTCTGGACACTTTACCCATAGTAACTTAGACTCATCTATAATCTCTTTGTATTTTTGTTTGTTAGTTGTTCTATAAATTAAAAAAGGATGAGAATTGCTTATAACTGTAGGAACGCAACTCACAGGTTTAATAATATAAGATTGTTTTGCGTCTTCACGAATTATCTTATCTTTTACTAATCTATAGGAGCCGTCATAAGTTAATACCTGATCTCCAATATTTATATCTATTATTTTTTTCACTCCGCTTATAGTATTAATCGAAGTATCTGGACCTACACAATTACCGTAACCTTTATCAACATATATAAAATTACAAGGACAGTCTCTTAAATGCATATCTATAATCTTATTTACACCAGCTAGTTGAGTAAGTTCTTGTTTCTCTATAATAACATGTTTAAACAATCTATAGAAGCCAGTTTTTTTAGATTTTTCGATTATAACAATACATACACCGAAAGTCTCATTCCAATCAACACCCATTATATAAAGATTTTCCGGATTTCTCTTTAAATCTTTATAGTCGTAAGTTTTCATTATAGCGTCTAAATCTATATTTCTAAACACGCCCTCGGCAGCTTCACCAAACTCCGCCAAAATTTCATGCGTATACTGCTCCTTCGTCATTGTCATCAGAGCTAGTTTCTCTGACTCGCTATTCCACTTAGGACTTCTTTGCGAAGGTATATAATATTCTTTAATTCCTAACTCTTCAGAAGAATTACACCATAAATAAAACAGTCCACGTCTTCCGGAAGGAGTTGAAGCCGCCGTAATAGTTGTTATATTATTACCCATATAAATAGGCATAATAACTTCATTTATAACTTCATCTATACCGTGATCCATTTCGTCCACTATTATATGGTCGCCCTCTGCTCCTCTAATAGACGATCCCTTTCTAGACGAACGAAC